GATGCTTTTCAATTTACAGAAGTTTATCAAGCACCTGGAATGGAATCTGTAACCGACATAACTCGAACCATAGAAAGCACAAGCGTAACAGATACCACAACTATCTTCTCGCAATAAGTCTTATAAGTAATCCTGTATTTGCCAATACCAGCAATACGGCTGCCCCTGTAGCTCAATCCTCATCTTCAGTGTCTAACTTCGCAACCCAAGTTTTAGGTGGTCCGATGGTAGAAAATCAGTACGGAAATGGGATAGTCTGCTCTGGCCCACAGATGGGTATTAGCCCTTTTGTCACCACAACATATAACCAAAGAAGGCCGCAGGATTACATTTATCATACTCCTGTTTACGACAATACAGATGCTAACAATGATAATGTGCCAGATAATCCAGGGAACATACTGTACTATCAGGAAAACTATAGCGGTAACAAAGATTCTTTAGGACTTAACTTTGGAGTAGCACTTACATTTAATATTCCGCTAGATAGTAGATTTCAAAACTCTTGTCTCGATGCTGCAAATACACAAATAAAACTACAAAAACAAGAACTAAATGCAAAGATGCTTAATTATGAAATTGCAAGATTAAAGAATTGTGGTGAACTTATGTTAGCTGGTATATATTTCGATCCAAAAAGTGAGTTTGCGAAATTATGCGAGGGGGTTCGTATTGCTCCAAAGCCTAATCAAGTTATACCACACACTCACGAATTAAAAATAGGTGAATAGACAAGCTACGGGTATCCACTTGTCTAAAAAAGCAACTGACGCTCTGACAGTGAGGAGGTAGAACTTAATCTACTCTTTATCAGGTCTGGTTGCTTATGTACTATTCTACATCTTTTTTCTTCTTTGTCAGCTTCTTAAATAAATTTTTTACTAAAGGTTTGACAATATTAAGCAGTAGTGGAGTAGTGGCAGCAACAGTAGCAATAGCAGCAGTGCTAACAAGCTGTGGAGGATTCGGTATGTATTGCTCGATGAATTTAACGTCTTCATACAGAGTTATACATTTACTCCCATCTTCGCTTCTTTCGTGTCCGATAACACGTTCCAGTTTAAATTCGTTACGATAATCGCCTACTCTTTGGTCATCAGATCCAGGGCAAGCAACAAATAGTGGTTTATCTTTAGTTTCTTTTGGTTCGTATTTTGGAGGTTCTACCGTTTCTGGTACAAACTCTTCTGTTTGATTGGCGGTTTCGGTTTGCGTGTACTTAAATTCGTTGGGGTTATACTCCAAAGGTTCAAAACTAGGAATACTGAAGTTACCACATTCTGTATATGTTCCATATTCATCTTTGGGGTTATCAATAAGGCTAGTTAAATTATTTCTATGAACTCTTACGCAACCTGGAATATCTACAATAGGTTTATTTATGTAATTTACTACTGGATTATTAAATTTCCATATTGGTATTTCATGTATCTGAATTTGATTTATTTTAAATTTCGGTATCTCTGTCATTTACATCTCCTATAGAAATAGACCAACCATCTTCTCCAAAAGTTCCTTTTTCTATAATTTTTGGTTTTTTTACTTTTTTATCTAATTCTTCGTGATATTTTTTTATATCATTATCTAGCTCTAAATTAAATTTAGTCATACGCATCCAATGAATTAATTTATCTACGTAGTATTTGACTAGCTTTTTTATAAACCCAAAAATCATTAGTCGTAAGCATCTCTTCGTTTATAGACTTCTACATACGAGTCGCATTTAGGACAGCTAAGATTCGTAACCATTGAGTACTCTTGATATAGTACAGGTTGAAAATCCTCTTCAATATCTGCATCTGCG